TCACCAATGTTTTTACTGAATGAATTGTATTTGCCATCTTTGTATCTACCATATTCATTTCTAAATTTTAGGTAAGATTCACTCATGTAGTTACTATCAACACCAAGGTCCATAGCACGAACGGTACCTGATTCAGTAAAACCATAAACAACAAATGGAATGTTCACTTTGCGACAGAACATTGACAACACCAAAATCTGTTCAATAGAACCAGACATATTCTTTGACATTGAACCCGAACGGTCAAGCAACAATACCAGACCATGCGATTTTCCTTTAGGTGTCAACATCACTTTACGGAAAATATTGTCATCAAACTTGTATGAAGATAGCTTGTTAATGTCAATGTCGCCGGTGTCGGACAGTTTAGATTTACTAAATGCCTTGGCAGCTTTACGCATTTCAAATTCTTTCGCAAGCAAACCAATATACCTTTCATTACGGCGTTTGAATTCGTTCACCAATTGCATTGCTTTTTCTGGTATAAGAGTTTTCTCTTTGATGAATTTATTATATTCTTTTGTCATCAATTCTTGAACACGCTTAGCAGGAGTAATGATGTTGTTTAGGTCTGGCTTGGGAATATCCACATACACAAACTCTTTACATTTGTCATCAAGCAATTGAACTTCGTTGCGGCGATAGTTTTCATCCGTTTCACAGGTTGGATCGAATTGGTCAATGTCACCAGGTCGTGATGGTTTGTCATGGTTAATGCTTGTACCGTTTTCTAAATCATCTTCACCTTGTTCTTCATTACCAGCTTGACTGCGTTTAGATTTAGTGTCGCCTTCTTCAAAATCTTCTTCATCAGAATCGCCTTCACCTTCACCATCCTCATCGTCATAATCGTCACCATAGTCAGACATTTCATAATCATCATCACCATCACCATATTCGTCTGACATTTTGGCCATCATTTCATCAAAATAGTCCAATGCCATTTCATGTTGTTCTTCTTTTGAGTATTCATATATTTTGTCGGTGATACGAACAACATCGTCCCAGGTTTCTGCTGCCTGAACTTCTTTCACCAACAATTCTTCTTTTGCGGAGAATTTAATCCAAGTGGAAGACCATTGTGATTTGCTGAACAGATTTAGGCGGTCAATAAAAGGCATTGCGTTTACATCACGACCACGAATACCAAAGAAATCACGAGTAGTCAATTCTTGGTATGCCTGACGAAAAGAAGAATTCAAACCAGGGTATTTGCGTTTGACTTTTTTCTCAATACGGGCATCTTCAACAACATTCAAAAAGTTTTTATAATTTTTGTTTTTGTCATTGTCCATTACCGCATCATGCCAACCTTCGGCAGGAGTATAGAGTGCATGGCCAACTTCATGGCCAACCAACAGGTCATAGATAATGCCTGTCATGTTTTGCCAGATAGGCAGATAAAGAATACGATTTTTGGTATCGAATTTAGCGGTGTTAATTTTCTGGTGCTGAACCGTGAGATTTTCGGTTGCCAGTAATTTTGCTAATTGTGATTTTTGTTCGGCAGTAAACGACATAGTACCCTCATTCATTATTATTTAACCATTATACTATAACCAGGTTGGTTTGTCAATGGGTTTGTTGTATAGAAACAACACCATTAAACACAGACCTGGTCTATGTTAGTGACCACTTACTTACATGAATGGAGCGGTGCGAATGCTATGCTCATCTAGATTGAGGGGGACCTCAAACCGTACTATTACTCACCGCATGAAAGGATATTATACGCTACTTATCGACCTACTTGAGGCAGATATTTAGCCTTTGTTTCTTCCCATGATAACACGGTAAGGTCATCATAGAAAAGAGTGTCAGAAGAAACTCTGCCTTTTTTAACCAACTGTTTGATTCTTGGCTTGGCGTGTTTCTCTTTCCATATATTACTTAGTGCTTCTATATCAGTATTAAACAACTTTTTCATATCTTTGCCATCATTATCGCCTCGGAGAAATTCGCAAGTCTTATCATACAGAGGCGCAAAGTAAATACCTCTTGCGTGTTCAGAACGAATTAAATCTTTTGGCACAGACAACTTAGCATAAGCAAAAGACAATGAACGATTTTTGTGGTCACGCTTATGTGGTTGACCACTTGGTTTCTTTGCTACATACCATTCAAAATACTTTCGTGTATGGTTTACTTTCAACCACTCACGAATCATATACCGAGTTTCTTGTAATGGTTCAAACGATACTGAACCTGAGGTAAAGCCCATTGGCTGCCAGAAGTCCAGATTATCGTATTGGGACAACCCACCAGCTTTTGTTTTACCATAAAGTGATGTTGTTGTAATGCTTACCAACTTATCACCATATAGTTTTTCCCATAGTTCTTGTATGGGTGTGGCTAAACAAAGCAAAGCCAACAATTTACCGCCAACATAATTAAAACCAAGAGGTTGTAATGGCACAATCGTAGAACCAATCGCAGTATGATTAATCATGCCGCCTTGTGTTTTCTTTTCTCTACTCCAACCAATAAAGTTATCTCTTGGTGTTAAATCTAAAAAGTCAGATGAAATACAAATAACACCAAGATATTTTTGTGTTGGTTTATCTTTGACAATAAAGTTTAGATTACGACCGATGTTGGAATTATTCTTCATTGTAGAAGAAAAGGTGCGAATACAATTCCATAATTCAGGTAAATCATCTTGTTTATTAGCATACACCAATTCAGGTTCTAATGCCAAATATGCTTCAGGTTCGTTTGGTATCCAAAAGTTATTTTTAATTTCTTGGATTGCTCGGCGCTGACCTTCATCTTCCAATAATCGTTCTTCACCCCATAATGTTTGCGATACAATAGATGGGTATTTCTCCTGCACTTCACACCATTTTTGAAACAAGGTATACTCTTTCACATCCATTTGTGAAACATAGCCTAGTTCTTTAATGGTCTGCTCACGCAGTTCATCTTCTGTAAACTTTAATGGTTCAATTGGCGTTTGTTCTTGCCATTTTTGCCATTGTGTTTCTACATCATCTTTTGGATCAAAGCTGTATGCCATTGCCTGTCTTTTTATGGTTACGAACTGCTTTTTTAACTACCTTTTGTTGTTTTCTTTTAGCCATCTGTAATGAAACGGGACCAACATTGTCAATGAATTTTTTACCATTCATATGTTCTAATTCATGGACAAAACATCGAGCAGTTATTCCTTTTAATGTTGTTTGTTGTAACTGCCCATGTTCATCGGTATACTCAACGACAGCTGATTCTGGTCTTGCTATTTTAAGATATAAACCAGGATAGGAGAGGCAACCTTCATCCATTTTGATAACATCATCCGAAACCGATATTACTTTAGGGTTAATACAAGCCATTTGAAAATCATCAGTACCAATTACAAACACCCTTTCAAAAACGCCACATTGATTAGCAGACAACCCAATACCACCATAGAGTTTTCTGGTTAATTGTAACCTCTTAATCAATTTTGTCATGTTTGGATTTGGCAAGCTACCTTTATATTCAGGTACTTCAACACCTAGCATTGGATAATCACCTTCATATAGAGGCAATCTGTTTATAGGATCTTCTACTACACCAAGGCCAGTATCAATTTTTAAAATATCGCTCATTTTTTAAACACCCACCTTTCTGCAAAGCTTTTAGCTTCTTCTTCTGTTTTGAACCAAGCATTTTGATGATAGTCACTAGACGCTTCAAACATAATGATCTGATAGGTACTATCATTACAAAGTAAAATATCTACTGTTCTTTCATAACCATCAGTAATACGAATTTGATCTTTTGTCATTTTACAATCCTCGAAAAGTTTTTCTCTTTAGCAAAACGAATTACATTTAAAAATTTGTCTTGCAAAATATCTCCTTTGTGAGAGATAACAAATAAGTTTACACCTTCTAACATATGAAGTATCTTCATTAGTTCTTCTGTACCGTTAGAATCAAGGCTAGAATCAAATGTTTCATCAAGTATTAATAGATTGGTATTAGATGAATTCTTTAATTTGGCTACAGCACGCCAAGTCAACATCAATGCCATATCAATTCGTTGTTTCTCACCTTCACTAAAGTTGTTATAAGTAAATTCATCACGATGCCTAGATTTAATTGTTTCTTTAAATGATTCATCGAGGTTAAAGTTGACAAAGAAATCTAATGACGCTAAATACTTATTGACCAATTTATTAATAATTGGCAAATACTGTTTTACAATCTTTGTTTTAATGCCAGTATCTTTTAATAAATTACTTGCAACTTCATAATATGTCCGTTCTTCTATTAATTCTTTTAGGTTTGATTGCAGTTCTAACAAGAAATCTTTTAGTGCTTTCAGGGTTTGTTCTTCTTTCTCTGATACTACTTTAGATTCTTTTAACTCATCCACTAATTTACTTAAACGAGCAATCAGTTTATTTGTTTCGTTAATTGTGGTATTATTTGTTGCAATCTCTACTTGTTTTTGTTGAATCTGTTTTTGTTTCTCATTGATTTCATTCAACTTCGATTGTTCTTCATTTAGTTTTTCTTCTAACTGCGAAAGACCGTGTTCGCACTCAATAACTTTGGTGTTGAGGGTTGCAAGCTCTTCCTGTTTAAAAGAACTGGCGATAGCTTGCCGACATGTTGGACAATCGTCATGCGATTGAAAGAAACTGATATCCTTACGAAATTTGGATAGATTCGTTTCAATCTGCGATTCAAATTTTGTAATTTTCTTAACCTTAGCCTCTGTTTCAATTTTACTCGCAACAGCCAATTGGAGTTCTTCTGTTTCGGTGGTAAGGATTGCAACATTGGCGAGTAAGTTGGATATGGTATCGTTGTGGCTTTGTATCTCCTCAGCATATTCATTTACCTTATCTTCATTGTTTTGTTTGAGTTCTTCAATATGCTTCTTCTGCATATCATATTTTTGTTGTGCAAGATCTATCTCATGTTTCTTTTCTGAAACCAAATCTTTATTATTAGATAGTTTATCTTTCACCAAAGAATTCATTGTGGAAAAGATTTGAATGTCTAACAAATCTTCAATGATGGCTCTGCGATCAGAAGCCGACAACTGCATAAATGGTGTAAACGAAGCACTACCAAGAATTACAATCTGAGTAAATGACTTGTAATTTAATTTTAAAATAAACTTCTCTAAAAACTCCTGATAGTCACGGCTTGCAGCTTCTTGGTTGATTAAATCGCCGTTACAATATATTTCAAAAACATTTGGTTTAATACCACGAACAATACGATAGTTCTTATTGTTGGTATCAAATGCAACTTCAACTACACAATCTTTGGTGTTGATTGAATTAACAAGTTGTGGTTTATTAATGTTACGAAATGGTTTACCAAATAGACCAAAACACAACGCATCAAGCATCGTGCTTTTACCAGAACCATTTTCACCAACAACCAAAGTATTGGTATTACCAGACAGGTTAATTTCTGTCCAGTAATTGCCAGTGCTTAATAAATTTTTCCACTTTAAATTACGAAATAATATCATTCAGCCACTTCTGTGTTTAATGCCTCAACATATAACTCACGCATAATATTTTTAAGCTTATCAGATTCCACATCTAATGTCAAGTTATCAATATACTTGGAAAGAATTGTCATGGTATCTTCTGCTTGATCCACAATGTCTTGATCAGTATCAATAAGAACATCACTAAAATCTTCTACGATGGATAAATCAGCAACACCTGCTTTGTAAATGTTATCTACTACATGATCAAACAAATATGGGTTCTGTTTGTTTAGTACCACAATTTTAACATAGGTATTTTTAAGTGCATCAAAATCATATGTTTTCCACCAATCAAAATCAAATGCAGTATCATCATATGATACCTTGTTAAACATTGTAAATGGGTTACGAACAAATTCTAACTGCCGTGTTTTTGTATCAAATATATGAAAACCTTTTGGGTCATTGTAGTCGGACCATGTCATCTCATAAGGTGTACCAACATATACAATATTGTGGTCAGATGATTTATGGTGAAAATGACCAGACAAAACAATATCATAACTCTTTAATAAGTCTTTGTCAATCCCTACTTCTGAAACATTACCACGATCCATTTCAAAACCAGCAATCTCAAAATGACCAAAGGCTATTTGTGAACTAGATTCTTTTATTTTCTGTAGTATTTCTTCTGCATTTTCATCGCACATCCAAGGCACAATATCAATGGCAACACCATCAAACTCTACAGTTTCAAATTCTCTATAATATTTGACATTGTTATATTCATTCAACAAAAGGCCAGTTGAATTTACTTCTAGCGTATTTTTAAATGCTACATCGTGATTACCAAGAAGTGTGAAAACAGCAATGTTTAATTTTTCGCACTTCTCAAAAAAATATTTGCGGCACAAATAAAGGCTATTGAAATTGATATATTTCCTTCGGTCAAATAAATCACCCATCTGAAATATATCAGTAACTTTATTTTCAACTAGGTACGGAAAAAATACCTCATCATAGAATCGTTCAAAGTATTTGTGGAAGTCTAACGAATCACCTCGAGCACCGAAGTGAGTAT